GCCCGGAAAGGTTAAGGTCTTACGACCCTAATGCATATCCTAAGACCCCTAGGGGTACTAGGAATATGCCACCCAGCCTTGTCTATGGCCTGTTACGGAATCTCGGGGGATAATCCACCCGTCATTCCATGGCACACCATAGATGGCTGCTGCTAGGGTTACCTCAGGTGAGAACCGATCCCAAGCTACCTTGCGGTATCTTGCAGGTCGGTAACATCTGAGATACCTGATACCAGACCGCCAGCGGTATTGCCAGCGTCCTTCGCTAAAGTCCTCGTGGATGACGAGATCGCCAAGGCCCTCTGGGCCTCGACATCTCCTGATGTCAATCGGTAACCGATTGATAGCAGAAAGCCAAGCACGATGGACAACATGGTCACGAGCAAGCCTGCGACTAGCAGACCTCCTAAGACCATTTGCGAAAGCGATGAAGTGTTGCGGCTCATTCGGCTCTTTCTTAAGGTAATATGGACGAACGTCCACACCTAGGAAATAGTCGCCACCACAACTTTCTCTGAAAGGACCATCAACGAAAGACTTACTCTCGTTAACGGACATCCCAAAGAACTTCAAGGCTGATATCACATCCTTCGAATATTGAGAAGGGATGATTATGTCATCGCCAAAGGCAAGGACATTCTCACCCACCACTCCATCTTCGCATACCGCGGAAGCGATAGCTAAGAAAATGAGTGTCTCAAGTTCAAAGGTGAAACCGTTTCCCATAGAAGAAAACTTTTCAAGAATAACCCAACGGTTATCAATGAAGGTTTTCTTTGAGCGAAGATCGTCCAAACAGACGAACCAACGCTCGGGAAGCAAAAGCTCGACTAAGGCTTTTGAAACGGTGTCGCTAGCGTTTGAAAGGTCCAAAGTCGCAAGATGCCCCTCGGTAGAGGCTTCACAGGCCTTGCGCCTGTGAATATCTTGCGCGGTATCAAGGTGGATACCTTGATAGCCAAGTCTGTGTCTAATGGCCCGACCATAAGCGAGTTGAAAATACACGTTTATAGAAGGTTCAATAGCAATGGTTCTCAATCGCTTACTGTCTTTAGGGACAGTAGCAAATCGATTACCATTCACAAACTTAGCACCTTTCCCAGATGACGCACAGGCCGAAGCCCATAGCGTGCCACTCCATTGAATCAGGAATGGCCATGCACCTGGAGTCAGAGCGGGTTCCGACGACATCTTATGTGGCACCGTTGTACGCATGCCACGATCGACGAAAGTCGCACCAGGCCCAAACCGTCCTAGGACGGTGTCTGGACAAGGGCCCAACCAATCGCTTATCTTTTTACGCACTTTCCTAATAAAGGGAAGCACGCCTTCAGTATCGAAAGGATTACTAACCCTATCGATTAGAGGGAAAAGACGACGGTTGGTGCGGAAGCACTCCGCTTCGCAAGAATAGAATAGCTTTCTAGCTTCGGCCTCGCGGTCGATGGAAGAAGGCATATCTTTATATTTGCGAAGAATGTCAGTCGCTTGGCGGTCAAGCCAAAACGAATGAGCATTGTCGTAGTGTTTCGGATCAATGTCCAAACGGGCCAGTTGATCCCACTCCTTATGCCGAATCAGTATCGCTACTGATAAGGCTCGGGAGGTGTCGAAGTCCTCGAGCAATCGAAGGACAATGGTCTCCACATCACGTGAGAGATCATTCATCACACAAGTCTCCTAGATAAGGATTACTCGGTATCCGACTTACGTCGGCGAGTAACCGTTCGCAATGGCATCTTTGCCCAACGCCGACGAAATGAGGTTCGCAGCTTGCGCAGCGAATTCAAGACGATCGGCATCGGCCATGTCCATAGGGACAGCGGCCGTAAGGGAAATAACGCCACGCGAACGAACCTGGGTGAGGCTCGACGCAGAGTCCGTATACACGGACGGGAACACGACTTGCATGTCGATCCGGCGTGCGGTCTTCTGACCGTTCCAACGGGAGGCAATCTGGAACGTGGGTCGTTGACCCATCGTACCAGTAGCCGTGTTAGAACGCCAGAAAGCCGGCGAATTATCACCACCAGAGGCAGCGACGAGCGACCAAACAATGTTGGTCGTCCCATCGTTCTTCTTGACGGTGATATCAGCTGCGGTAGTCATATATGACTGTCCTTGGTTGGTTTCTTCAGAAATGTGGAGAAACTTACTTCAATGCCTGAAGCAGCAGAGAAGCAGCCGTTAATCCTCGAAAAGGACTAAACCCCTTAAATGGCTTTACGTGAAACCGAGGTGCCAAATATCCTGGAGTCCGATCTACATACACGTTCTTCATAGAACCTGCCTGATAGCCGGATTTAGGGATAGGAGGCGACACAGAAGTGTCATAATCGGTAAACTCGTAATGCCAGGAGTATTGTCCTGTCGATACGCCTGTGGCGTAGGAATTGGTAATTTCCAAACCTACATGCCCTGTAATAGCCCCCAGACATTGTCCGACGTTGGCGAACCAATCGACGACAAAGCTGAAGGGTACAAGGTCCCAGGCGACAGATAGGGGATTAATCAAGCCCATCTGATTGGCCAAATATGCTGATTCGTTGGTAATACGGACTAAAGCACCAAACTTTACTTCCATATTCCAACTAGTGGTGTCATGAAAGCTGGAGCGATAGTCGGAGTTCGAAGTTCGCCAGCTCGCATGGTCAGAGGATGAACCTTTGACTTTGTGAGTGCCGAAATCGGCCTTCGTCATCGTTTGTACAGCATCATGCACATCAGCAATAGCAGGCTGCCAACCCAGATGAAACTCCAAGAAATTGTTAGCGAACTGTTTAGTTTCGCGTTTCAATCCCTTGGGCATCTTCTGAATTCCCAGCGTGCGAGCGGCAGCTCCGAACTTAAAGTTACGGATCTCCCGAGCGGCTTTTGCAACTTGCAAACACCGCTTCTCGACGGTACTAACACTTTGTCCGGCCTCAGCTAGGTTTGTACCCCAGCTAGAAGCCTGCCCAAGTTCATCCTGGAACTTCTCCACAGCAGCATTTATGCAGTCCGTATTATCGGCCAGCTTAAATGTGAAGGGAGCAGGTTCGTAGTTTGAATCAGGGTTAAAAGGGTTGTACTCAGAGGCGGACAGAATTTCGATCTTACGGTAGTGGAATTCAAGAGGAGTACGAAACGGAGGAGGCTGGACATTCCAGTTCCAAGTTTCGCTCTTCCTGACTCCACCACTGTGAGGCCAATATTTCTGTTCGTTTCTTCCGCGAGATGTGGACATATACTGATTGCACGTTAAGGCACAAGGCCCATAGCACAACCGTATCAGTAGCGCTTGG